GCCTGACCTATAACAAGTTTATAGTACAATGGAAGATCTGTAACCATCAGCAATGATGAAAGTTCCTTATCAAATTTCTTTGATAATGGAATATCAACATTTCTTTTAGCAGTTCCGACTTCAAATGGATTAATAAATCTATTGAATGAGAAACCATACGAGTTGATAAACTCGCTTAGGTCCTCATAAGAGAGAGTGCTCAAGCTGGGTTTTCTACGAACTAAGTTCTGAGAACCGAGTTCAGATAGAATCCATTCAAGAGACTCTTTTCCTATCAATACTCCACTTTTCCTAGCCTTAAGTAAATCCATTTTAAATTTACTTAAGTTATCTAGGGAAGTGGAAAGGCTAGATAATCACTCTCGTAAGAGAGCTTTATCTATGAGATTGTTAATGACTCGTAAGAGGCGTTCTTTCTCAGATAAACTTAGCGAGTCTATAGCCGTCTTCGAAAGAAGAGGTGTTAGACCCAAGTTATCGTCAACAAAACCAAAAGAACCTGCTAAAAAGAGTTTTAACTCTTTTAGCAACTTTTGGAACTTGACTGGAAGCGAACTTCTCGTTTCTAAAAGGTTAGAAAGATAATCCGCATCAATGACAATACCCTTAGCGATAAGATCTCTAAAATAAGTAGATATTCCATTACTGGAGTATCATAATTGTGATAGAGCCTTAACCCCGACTGGACTATAATTTCCAGAAGGACCACGGAGAGTTTTTGCAAACTCAACCACTCCTTTTGAAGATATAATAGATTTGCTAAGATTAATTTGGACACCAAGAGTCTTCATAATATGAAGATAATTCTTGGCGACTGTTTCATCTGATATCACTATGTCATCTCCTAAGAGCGCATAATCTTCAAATCAAACCTCGTAACCACTACGGTTAGCGGCGATTTGAACGATAAAATGGTGTGTAAGAGCAAGCATTGCCCATGAAGAAAGAGCACCCATAGGTTGACCAACTGAGTATCTATAATTTTGATTAGTACCTTTATGGTAATAATCTCTATTAACGAGTAAATCTCGTCAAGCAACAGCAAACTCCTCTGAAACAAACAGAGAAAGAATCTGAACTTGTAGACTCATTGGTAATCTATCGGTCGCCGCAGAAAGATCAAAACTAAAAACATTAACTCTACCTTTAGCGATTAAATCGTCCAAAGGTTTAAGTTGGTTAAAAGTTCCATCCTGAGGTAATAACTTCAGGATCGAGAATAAGTAATTATGAAGAGGGCTGAGAGCCGATTGGCTTCAACCATCCAAAATTGCGAAAACTCGAATCTTACCTGCTGGTTCAAACTTGTCAGACAGTTTACCTAATTTAAGATTGAGAGAGGAAATTTCAACTTCATCCATTTCAGGATATGATTGAACCTCTTTGTCTAGTTTCGATAGTAAACCATAACTGGTATACTTAGAAACCTTTCTTAGAGAATCTAGTAATGCTGGGTTAGTCTTGAATGCCAAGGCATCAAGGTAGTAACCAAGCATACTTGGATTCACGTTAGGTCCTGCTGTACTTATAGGAAGAAGTCCAGTTAAAGGTCTCATTGGAGAAGGAGTTTCCTTCTTCATCCATGAGAACCGGTTTGTTTCCGGTCTTACTTTTTCCACTAAGTGGAAGAAATAAGCCTTGTAGATGGTCTTAATCTCATAAAGAGGTAAAACGTCTACTACACCGTTAAACGGAGTATAAATTGTTTCCAATTTATATTGACTACTGGACTTCATTAACCTATATACTGACAGTAGAGATAAGACTACCTTAATCACACGTAGGTCTTGAGCTTCAATTTGAAGTCTCAAGGATCCGGGTATAATTAATGGTAGTCCTCTACGGCTGGCTACTCTCGGTTCTGATAAATCAGAAACGTTTTCACCACTTATCATTTTATTAACCAACAAACAACAATTCTTTAAATATTGAACTGTGAATGTTGGACCGTTCTTACTTCAAAGGGTATCAATCCTAAGAGTAAGACGTCTAATTTGATAAGCTTGCACTTTAGGGACTTGTAAAGATCAGACTAAAAGAGTAAAGAAACTCCACAGCGCCTTCTTACGAAGGTAAGTTGTAGATTTCAGAACTCTTTTATTTAAGTAACTATTGAGAGAAGTAATATTCTTCTTTTCCATAGATTAGTTAAATAATTAGTCCTCTTAATCAATAATACTGACTAAATTGATATCGCAGAACAAGTAGAACAAAGGATCTACGAACAGTCTGTTACTATTAACTTAGCCTCTCTTAATATCAAAGAGATTTAGGGCCACCTCCATAACTAGATTAAGTTTATGGTCGTACACCAATCAATCCATTTAAGGATTAGAAGGTACAGGTTTAGGGGAACGGTCCATTTCGGAATCTTTCGGTACAACCAGAAAAGGTTGTAGGGTGAAAGCCCGACATGCCACTTTCATG